TCTATACCCTTTAAACTTTCTATCCATTCTTCGCTAACTTCTGTTAAGTGTGTTGGGCTACTCAAATCAGGTTTTCCGTTAGTTTGTTTAGGAAAAATATTTCCTGTTTTCAGTTCCATAATAGAACCTACACTTTCTAAATTTACAAATTGTTCTGTTTTCATAATTGTTTTTGTTTTTAGTGTTATCCAAACCTTGTGTTTGAATTTCATAGGCAAAGATACACATTATTTTGGTTTCTAACAACTAATTCAACAAAGTTATTAACAATTTAAGTGTTAGTAATATTGTGTCATATAAGCGTTTTATAGTGTCTGTAAGGGTATAACACCTAAAAGGGTAGAAAGTGCCTAAAACGGCTCAACGGCATACTTAAAACGGAAGGTTTGATATTACAAAGGCATTAAAAGATTGATAGGTACTTTACCATTCAAAACTACACCACAAGCTATTGCAGGTTTCTTACCTCGTTTTGCGTAAGCCATAGCGTAACTATCGTGGTCTATTCCACAACCAACTTGCATACCAAATATACGAAAGTTCTGACCGACATAGTTTTCTATATAACATTGTGTATGTAAATGACCACTTACGGTGTTCATCATATCAGCACGACATTTAGTCCTAGCTGTACCACCTTCACCATGAATATATTGTACTCCGTCTATTTCTAATCTATCTACAAAGTTCCAATTCGGCACTTCTAATACTTCTTTGTAACTCTTTATCCATTTAGAAGGTATTGCAGAAGTTTGTGCTTTTCGCATAATCATACGATCGTGATTTCCAATTATTACCCAAGTGTGTCCTTTTTCATTAAATGCTTTATACCACCTACTAATTCTTTTGATAGAAAGTTCTAATTCGTCAGCACCACCCAAGCCGTCAGCGTCTGTTTCGTGATAACTTGAGTAATGGTTGTCTATTACATCACCTATAAAGACCACATCAGTACAACCCCAATAGTCGTACTGCTGAATACACCAATCAAGATATTCGTCTAAACAAAAAGGTTCGTGAAGGTCGCCAATAACCAAGACATTTCTTTTAGCCATTCGCAAACCTTCAAGTACCTTTATTTCGTGTGGTTTAAGTCGGTATCTATTATTTCGACTTTCCAAAATCCTGCATACCTGTACCTAAAATAAGAGCAATAACGCTATAGAGAATGTTCTGCGTTTGTGTTGCGTCTAATCCTAAATTGTCAGATAGTATTGTCGTTAGACAACCTGCTACTGCGTACCAAAATTTCTTTGAAGAAATCATTTTTGAAATTAAAAATTCTTTTAACATAGTATATAATTTTTGGTTAATAATCTTTGATTGTTAGTTCTATATTTTCGCCACCTAAAATAAGTATTTCTTTTATCAATAAGTCCATAGCCAACTTTGAGTTATTAACTCTATCTTGTTCACGACTTAAACCTACCAAGATACAGCCACGACTATCTGAACTTGTATTACCTCTATGGAAAAGGATATATGATCTATCTTTTACTTCTTGTACTAATAGGTGTAAATAATCTCTTGTTGCACTTTCTCTTGCAAGTCGCAACCTTACTTTATAATTTCCTGAAGGTATTGACGATATATTTCTTTGATTGTCTATATAAGGATTTTCTAATGTGTCTGCTACTCTTTCACCATTTAAGTAAAGCGTTCCTATCGTGCTTTCTTCTGTGAAAACTTGACGAAGTAAGAGTAGGTTAATTGCCTTGACCTCTTTTTCGTTTTTTAAATTTTGTTTGATTTCTGGAAGCATTTTTAGAATGTACGCCTTTACGCTTTTTAGGTTTAGCTTTTCTATACACATAGTGTTTTACTTTCGCCATTTACTTATCCTTTGTGTATTTCCAAATGGTATAACATATAGCCAATGTTAAAGAAATAAGCGTTAGTAATTCATTTACATTTGCAAGTGATATTCCTATTGCACTTACATTTGCTGTTAGTATTTGTAGTGTGTCTTTCATCATTCCTTTTCTTTTTATCTACATTTAAGTAGTTTTTTAATGCAACTTCATTCTTTTCTTTTACTTTATAGTATTTTTTCAATGTAAGTCAGGTGTTAAGAAGTCATCTAATGTTATACCCCTTCTGTCTTCTTGGTTTATTTCTAGGTTTATTCCTGAATAGTATGCGTCTTTATCTGGTGTAATATCAGCACCACTTGAAGTAGAATATTCAGGAAAACTTGATAGATTGTTTATTATGTGAGAAATTAAGCGTTGTACATAAAACTCGGCAGTATTCCTGATTTCTTCTCGTAAACTATTAGCTTCACTTTCACTTAAAGCAGTTCCTGTTTCGCTATTTTTAGAATAGATATTTCCGTTAGATACTTTAAATCTTAAAAACGGCAGACATTCGTAAAAAGCGAAGTGAACAAGTGCGTCTTGAATATAGTCATCTACTAATGTTTGATAAGCACCCCCTAAACTACCTGCTGTAATCTTTGTTTGTAGTGCTTCAAATAAGTCAGTACCTAACTTGGTTTCAATATACTTTTTTTGTGCAATTTTTATGTAGGGTTGTAAAAAAGAAACATCAACTGAACCACCAATAGCTGTGCTATCTTTTATCTTGTTTTCTGATATAAATAATACATACGCCATAACTCTATTCTATAAATCCTTTATTAGCCATTCTCTTTGGTGGTTTTGAAACTCTTGGATCGTTTGCTTTTGGGTAAAATCCTTTGTTTCTTGCTTTTGTTATACCTACTATTGCAGTAGCGTCTTTTAGTTTTTTACCTCTTGCTTTTCCTAACTCAAAGAAGTATATTTTTCTTAACCAATAGTGGTGACAATTACCACCACCTTTAAAGTAGAAGATGTTATAAGTGTCAGCACCACCTTTACCCCAACCTTTATTTACCCCCATATTGTTCATTCTTAATATATCTTCTTTTCGGTATATCTTTTTTGCAATCATCATTTTCTTGCAAAATTCTCTTGTCTTACCTGACTTCCTTGTTAAAAATCCGTCTTCTACATACTCGTATCTTACTCTGTAAAGATTGTATTCTCTATCAAAACCTTCTTCGCCTATTTCAGATGAAGGTGCGTCAGGATAAGCCCTACCTGTTGAAGCAAATTCTACTTTATGCTTTTCGTTTAGTTCTTTTTCAAAGTCAAAATCTTCTTCTTCAAATTCTACTACTTCTTCGTCTATTAAGTCGTAATCTTCTGGTTCGTCTTCTCCGTATTCGTCAATAAACTTATCAAGTTCTGTTTTTTCTTGACTAAATTCTTCGTTTGGTTCTTCTAAAGGTTCTAATCCAAGTTCACCCCTTAATTCATCTTGTGTCATAACATCTTTTAGTGTTTCGTTATCAAACTTGGTAGTAATAGGTGCAAGTTGTCTAATAGATATAGGTAAGTTCATATCGTTTACTTCAAATATCTTTGCTAGTGTCTTTAAGATGTTCGCCTGAAAAGGTTTGACAACAGTATTTTGATAAACTTCAAAAGCAGAATTAAGTTCATCTACATTTGAACCTAGACCTGTATCGTTTTTAATTCCAAAAAGCATAGGACTTGTTACTCTATGTCCTGTTAAGATGTTTTGTGTAAGAAGTTCCTGCAAAGCCAAATACTGCTTGTCTGCGTTAGAAACGCTTATAGGTGTTATAGTCGGTTCGTTTTCTTTTCCGTCTGAAAAGGTTAATACCATTTTACCACTATTGGTAGCACCTGCAAATTTTCGTTCTATCTGTCTTTCTATCTGTACTCTTTCTTCTCTTGTTGGTACACCGTTATTGAAGCTTATAAAATAACTTCCTGAAAATCCATTCTTTATATTAGATAGGTGAAATTCGCTAACCATCTGGTCGGTCAAACACCAATTAACACAACCTGAATAGTCAGGTGTTCCGTAAACTTCCATCATAGGACTATATAAACTTGAATAGATAATTTGATTTGCTGAAGTTCTATCTTTTGTATTAAAAGATTTGATAGGTGTAGGTCTATTTATTGCTTTTCTTGTATTAGACCAATCAGCAGAAATATAGTAAGTGTCTATAACGCCCATTTCGTTTGGTAAA